GTAACTATTTCTACACTCATATACAATTCGTATATATAATAATTGATGGTTATGAAGAAGTAAATTTTCTTTTTATATCTCCGGTAATTTTTACTATGGTGACGAGTGATGAGAACCACCATATATATTTCACATCCATCGTAGTAAATCTTATCGTAGGAATTCGCAGTCTGGGTTTTTTCAATTTTTCATGTAGCCGTTTAAGCGCGTCGCACATTTTTATGTATTTACCTTCCGGTAAATAGTCTCTATATTCATCTAAACCCTTCATGACTATAGCTAGATCTGGGTCTACACCCATTTAACTTTAGAGAGTAAAATAAAATACCAAACTTCACTCAAAATTATAACTTGTTGTGACATGACTAACAGTTTAGCACGGTCACTCTTAGGTACTATATCTCCGAATCCCACACTCGACATCGTTGTCGTAGCGAAATAGTATGGATCTAACGGGCTCTTAAAATCGAAATCTTCGGGTCCCATCCTACTATAGATGAATCCGTACACGAGAGTCGTGAGAAAAATTAGAAAGAAATTATTAACTACACGTTTCATTAGTATACGTAAAGAAATAATTAATTTCCTATATCTACCCCTTCCCTGACAGCTTTTTTTACGAGACTGTTATACCAAAAAAGTATTTCGTCTTTCGTTTTAGATACACTTTTGGGGTGTATACGTTTAACTAGACCAAGTTCTCTATTTTTTAAAGAATTTATGGATACTTTAGGTTTGTTTGTAAAACAAGAATAACACACCGATTCTACCTTTAGACCTATGAATGAATAATATTGTTCGTTATTATCTACAAATATAGGATTTGTATGTAAGTAAGTTCGTATAAAGTTTTTAGTCTGACGATTTCTCGACACGACTCTGGGTTTCAGAGGAGCTTTACATCGACTACATTCTCGAGTCCATTTGATGTGCATAATATTAAAATGTATGTATACTTTAAATGTCTTCAGCAAAAGGTATTATAGGTCTCATGATAGGTGTAGGCTTAGGTGTACTCATCATGTGGCTGGTTCAGAAACAGGCTCCAGGTGGAAGTCCAGCGTCTACAATTTACGGAATTCCTTTTAAACCTGGTGTAAGTTCTGTATTAGATGCCATAGGACGCGTGCATAGTAAAGCTGTAGAAAGTTTACGAAAACCTTTATGCCAAGCAGCGCATTCAGAAGAATTAGGCATAATGGCTGAGTTAGAAAAAATAGAAGAACCCATCCCTTGCGCCGAATTCAAGTTGTTGTTACAACAGGAAAGGGATGAATTTGTAAAAGCGGAATTTGACAAAGAAGAAGATCCCGTGAGCAGAAAGTTACTTATTAATTTATACACAGAAATTGATATGTTAATCGATAAGATACACAAGCAATTTTGTAAAACTGAAACAAATACAATTGAAGCTAAAGATATCAGAAAGCTTGTAAAAGAAGTTAGGGAAGCTTTATGTTATGATAAGGAGGGTTATGATAAAATATCACTGGCGAAATTAAAAAAAGAAGTAGGAGGAGCTCCCGAAGATATGAAAACCCGTGTTTACGACCAAATGACACCTTACACCGAAGTATTAAAAAATACTTTTACATGGATAAAGAATGCTATTGAAAATGGTGATGATAATGAACCCGCTCCATGGACGCCAGAACCCCAGAGTTGTTTAGAACTTTACGGTGGAGGCTCACGGAAGCTATTATCTCCCCAACTACTCGAAGATCCGATCACCATTGGTGGAGAGACACCCGAGGAAGCATACGAAAATGGGCGTTCTCAAGTGTGTCGTCAGATAGAAAAAAATATAGTCGGCGAACCAGACGAAAATGGTCAGATCTTCCTCGGGGGCATCTTGCCCACAGCGACTGAAAGATTTGATAGGTATGGCGAAGCGTGCGAACGTATAGATGAGCTTGCAGAAGATCGTAATTTTGAAGCGTATCACACCGCAGGTTATGAAGAGACTCTCAACATAGACGAATACGTTAGGGGTAAAAAGGAGGCATGCCTTTTATATAATAAAGATGATCTTCAAGCAGCCGCGGCAGTTGAGAAAGAAGCTGACCCTGCTCAAAATGATACCTAAGTCAATCAACAAAATTATTAAAATAACAAAAAATGGAGCAACACGCAATGAACATCTGTAGAGTGATCGAGCCAACCGAAAAGTCTGAGCGGTTGGCTCGAGCGCTTGTAAATTTAAAGCGAAATTATACTAATCATGAACAAAAAAGGCATGCCAGGTCCATCGTTTTTTTGGAAGAGGCTCCTAAGCAAGAGGTTGTTCAAAAGCACACAAATCACATATGTAGGGCTACAACTCTGAAGGGTAAGCCGTGTAGCTTTAAGGCGGTGTGTGGTGGGTATTGTAAAAAACATGGAATATCCGCGGGTGGTGTAAGTCTTGGTAAAAAAATAGTTGTTTAATATAAATGTTTGATCAGGACACACTTAAACCAGTCATCATATCTATGATCGTTTATATAGTCATCGCGAAGGTATTACCAGATCTTATGAAGAAACCCACGGGTATAAGCTTCATAGATGATATCAATTCCATGTTAATCTCCCAAAAGGGATCTATAGGTTCAGGTGCTCTCCTCACCGGTATCGTCGTTCTCATCACCAATTATATTTACGAAGAATTCTCTTAAAACGTTTTCACGATTTACAACCTGTTTAGTAAAGATGTGATCCATAGTATATACCTTGTTCTCGTACGCGTGTTTCATGAACTCCAAGAGTTGATCGAAATTGGGTTTACCCCAAATCATTCCTTTTTGAAATAGGAAATCGTCATTCTCCAATTCTTGAAGTTCACAATTAATCATGTAAGGTGATTTAATATATTCAGAAGGTCCTCCAAAATCTGTTAAGATGACAGGCTTATCCCGAATAGCCGCTTCTATGGCTCCCATACCAACACCTTCAGATTTAGAAAAGTTTATATAGCAATGACACCTTCCATGTAAATCATCCATTTCATGACTATCTAACATATTGTTTATGACTTCAACCCTAGGAAGTTGAATATCTACATCTTGATTACACGTAGCTTTGACAACCAAACGCGTGTTAGGTTCATTTAGACGAACAAACGCTTGTAAAATTTGTTTGAAATTTTTACGATCGTCCATGATGTTGCCTATATGATAAAATACATAAGGTTTCTCTCGTGGTTTAGGTATATGTGCGTGAATGACATAAAAGTCATTTTTTGGAAATTGCCGAGACAGGACGGATTTACAGAATTCACTGGGTACGGCTACACGATCAAATTCTTCCATGATCATCCCGTAATCTTCGTGTACCGTGGTAGTTTCGCAAACGGTCATACAAGCTAAATGCTTTACACGCGTTTTTGCATACTTGGCGTATTCTATATGTTCTCGTAAAGGTAGTAAAAATATCAGGCCGTATTCATCTTCGGGTATTTTACTCCCTATTGTGAAATACGAAGCATCTGGAAAAATTTTGGTATATTTATTCGCATGTTGACCTATCCCACTTTTTAGGGATGAACCAATGAATAACATTTAGTATAAAGATAATCTTACTTTTATATATATAGCAATGGATTCTTTACGCGATGAGATCGAACAGGAAATGAAAATTCTCAACCTCGATAAAAGGCGTCTCTGTAATCTTCTCTTAAAGGTTCTCGATGCGTCTGAATTAGGTGGCTCTTCCGCGATGGAAGGTGCCCGTGGCGCCCCAGGTGCTCCCGGCCCCCCGGGACCCCGTGGTCCTTCCGGGCCCCAGGGCCCACCCGGTGCGAGTGCTGCCCCCGCAGCCAAGTCGGACGACAAACCCGCAGCCAAACCTGCGGCTAAGAAGGCTGCCAATACTCCAGCTAAGAAGAAGGCGTTAACCGGAGTTTAAATAAAAATACTAATATCGGGTTATAAACCCTAATATGGATATGAATGTCCCGACACTCAGTCAGGAACCATTTCTATATTAGAGTTGATTTATTAAATTATTCCATTAAGAGTCTCGCACTTGGATCTGTTATCTTTGTCCATTTCGGTCTCCATATTTCACTTATGAGATGGTTATGATGGTCTCCGTAATGATCCCAAAAAATGATTCTATAAAGAGCTTCTTCTTTCGTTAGAGGTGTGTTATATCCTTTTGATAAAGTACGCGTTTTACCAAACATTTCATCAGTAATCATCTGCTGTGAATGTGTTTTAACATGATTAACCCACCTACTTCCAACCGCATCACTCATACCATCCTTGCGTCTCCATAAAATTTTATCCGGAAGATATCCTGTAAAAGCCTTTCTCAAAATATGTTTTTCTAATTTATGTATTTTGAGTTTTTGATTCATGGACATACAAACTTCTATAAATTCTTTATCCAAAAATGGGACGATGAGATCAAGACCGTGGGCACCGGCACAGCGATCCGCTCGAAGTCCGTCGAATTGATGAATTAGCTTTAGGCGTCTCATGTTCTCGTGAGCAAACTCTTCAACATCCGGGGCGTTGTGAAAGTATAAATACCCTCCTAATATTTCATCCGCACCTTCCCCGGAAAATATATACCTACAATTTGTATTCTCTTTTATATATTTACATAAAATCCACATAGGTATACTCGCCCTAACGGTGGTCGTATCGTATGATTCTAGAGAACGAATAACATCCGACATATATTTAATACCATCATCAATCGTGAAAATGACTTCTGTATGGTCGGAGCCTATATGTTTTGCCACTATTCTCGCGGATTCAAGATCTGGACTATCGTGTAGACCAATTGAAAATGTTTTAATTTTTCCAAGTTTTTTAGACGCAATCGATGCTATGAGACTACTATCCAAACCACCGGAAAGTAAAAATCCTACATCACGATCAGAGTGTTCCAATCTTTTATGTAAAGCCGATTCCAGAGTTTCTTTTACGATTTGACTAGAATCTGTGGTGAGATATTTATACACGTGCCAATATGTATTGTAATAGCAAATAAAACTATCCACATACGAATCGTAGATATATCCAGGTGGAAATACGTGTATTGTCGATTGCAAAAACTTCAGAGCTTTGACCTCACTCGCGAAAGCTATAGATCCTTTATCATATCGAGTGTAAAACATAGGTCTTACACCTACAGGATCTCTAGCGGCCATGACACGCTTTCCATTTGTATAGACGAATGCAAAATCCCCTTGCATCATATCAACGGTTCTAATTATTCCAACTGATTCTATCATAGGTAATAGAACTTCACAATCACTCTCACTCTTTTCATCACCTATTAGAAAATCCTTATAATTGTATATTTCTCCGTTACATACTAGCATGGATTTGTTATGTCTAAAAGGTTGCATACCATTTTTAGATAAATCCTTTATAGAAAGCCTATAAAAATCCATACGACATTTACCCATAACATTCGACTTATAATCATCCGGACCCCTATGTGTCAGCAAATCTACGGGGACCTCCACTTCTTCTCCGTATAAAGCTAGAATTCCACACATGAATATACTTACCTCCTATCCTTAAACTGATTAAAGGTAAAGACGTCATATTTTATAATGATTGTGGATTGTTTTACATTTTATAATGAACTTGACATTTTGAAAAAAAGATTAAAATATCTTTCTCCCGTGGTAGATAAATTTGTACTAGTAGAATCTACAAAAACATTTAGAGGTAATTCTAAAGAATTATTTTATGAACAAAATAAGAAAGATTTTGATGAATGGAAAGATAAAATTATACACGTAATTGTTGAAGATAACCCAGATGATGAAAATCCTTGGGTACGGGAGACTTATCAAAGAAATTGTATAACAAGAGGACTTATAGAACTTTCAACCGAAGATATTGTTATGATTTCAGATGTAGATGAAGTTCCCAAAACTGAAATCATTATAAAACTTCCTAAATCATTGGACACTATAAGTTTGCACATGGTTACATTTAATTATTCTATCGAATATTTTCAAACATTTGAAAAATGGTTCGGAACTGTTATATCTACAAAGAAAAACGTAGTTGATAAAACTCCCCAATATCTCAGAGATAATAGATGTAAATTTCCACATGTAGAATTTGGTGGATGGCACTTCACCTCGTTCGGTGATGTAGATTTTGTATCTAATAAAATTCACAATTTTTCCCATTGTAATGACGACGATGTAGACGAAAATATGACTGAAACGTATATGAAAGAAAAATTATCACATAACGGTAAATTTAAATTAACACCTTCACCACCAGAACTTATAGCATCTTTACCAGATATTTTCAGATAATTAACTTAAAAGATCTAATAGCATTACATATATGCATCCCACACAACTTTATGTGGATATTTGCAAACGTCTCAAAACGTATTTTAAACCTTTTAAAACAAATTTGAAAAAGGTTAGATTTGGGCCACACGGGGATGGTGGGTACGTAGCTATAGATATGAAAGAATGTGACGCTTTGTATAGTTATGGTTCAAACGATGAAATTGAATTTGAAAAAACATTTTACGAAAAATATAAAAAGCCATGTTATGTTTATGATCACACTATAAAAGAGATAACTGATAAACCTAAATATGTACACTTTTATAGAGAGGGTGTTTCGTCTAAAAAGGAGGAAAATTTAAATACTATTGATGCACATATAGAAAATAATGGACACACTGAAAATACTAATTTATTTGCACAGATAGATGTAGAGGGAGCTGAATGGGATTCGCTCATAGCATCTAAATATCTTAAAAATTTTTCACAGATGATCATAGAGTTTCATTTATTTGGAAATCTTCTATCATACGATAAAAAGATAGATGAACTTTATCAACATTTAAATAAATATTTCGTATGTGTGCATGTTCATGGAAATAATTACCCCTTGGTTCCTTGGATAGATAATAATTTTCCTATGGTATTTGAAGTAACGTATATTCGCAGGGATTTGGCAGATACTATAGAACCTGAGACTGAACCTTTCCCAATCAAGGGGCTCGACTATCCAAATTATATAGGTCGTCCAGATATGCACATAGATTATTATATCACATAATCCCCGGAACCATTTTGATCTTATTCACGTAGTATATATAACCACCTACTAGAGCTGCGAGTGCCAATAAAATATAATTAAATGATATCTTTTTACGTTTTTTCTCAGTTTCCTTTATAATCTTTTCAGCTTCTTCTTTAGTCGGAAGTCTTTCCACGCTCTGATGTAATTTTTCAATCTTACCTATGAGAGCGTGTATAGCTTCTAAAATCTGTGTTTCTTTGGAAATGGGTGTTTCTTTATGGTCAACGGTTGTGACTTCTAATATCATGTGCCACTTCGTAGCTGGGTTTAGTTTTACATAATCCCCGTCATCTTGTTCTTCGAATATTTCAAAGTCTAATTTTTGTATAGACATGGGGTTGAAATAATTTGTTTTTCTGTTGAAGCTTTTCCATTGTTTATCTCGCAAAACAATACCATCCGTTCCGGTAAAGTGTCTCTCCAAAGGTACACGTGCAAAAATATGTCCGTGGCGTTCATCGAGCATTTGCGCAACTTGAGGTATATTTGGACACAAAACATCCACATGTTTTGCTATGTTAGTGTTTAGGTCAGTCGTAGTGGCTCCAACCTGTGTTATGTAAAAATCTACCATCTTTACACCTAATACGCGACTGAAATCTTCCACGTGTGTATTAGAAGTTAGTGATAGATCTAACGAAAATGTATTATTAGTTCCATTTACATAGCTGGAATCAACTACTATGTATTGAACTTTTTTAGGTATATCGTGGATTGACACCATTCTAATATTCTCACAGAAATAAAATTCACCTAAGTTGCGACGATGTTTGTATTTTTATCAAGTAAAAATGGAATTCTGTGTACCGTGTATATCTCCCATGACCCAATTAGATGAATATATCAAGGATAATTTATTTGCTGATGAACTGCGAAAGATGTTTCAAGATATTGCCAACGAGAACGACAAGTTGCGAGGGGAGATTAGCGAACTCAAGAAAAAGGGAAAAGTTTCAAAAGTAAAGGTTGAGAAAATCAGATGCCCGTGTCAAACGGCTAAGGGTGAGCAGTGTAAAAAGTTTTGCGCAGAAGGTTTGCAGACGTGTAAAGTCCATGCGCGTCCTCCCAAACCCGCTAAACAGCCAAAGCCTCCAAGAGTGAAGAGACCTGCGTGTACGGGAATCAACATAAGGGGTAATCCGTGTCGCAATAAATGTATCGAAGGTGAGACATTTTGTGAGAAGCACGATCCTTCCAAACCTCCGACGACTAAAAAAACAAAACGTCCTAAAAAGAGAGAGGTCCCCGTTCATAATCATGCCCCGGGAGAGACTCCGTCAGAACCTTGTGCACTTTGTCAAACGCACGGTGATATATTCGATCCTAATATCGTCAAAGTAGAGTTTATGGAATCTCAAGGAGATGATGGATTGATGCTAAAAGATAGAATTTAAAACCTTAGTGGATATAAATTGTAATGAAAATAAGAGAAATGTCAGCTATTCGAAGATTAAACGTTTTACAAAATCATTTTAGAAATTTTTCTCCTTTAGCTTTATCCGAGCAAGTATTATTCGAAAATAGAGCTCCTAAAACTTTAGAAATTTTTCCGGAAATTCCTAAAAGATTCTCTATTCATTTGGATATTAATCACGATCACAAGTTAATAGAATTTGAAACTGAGAATATGTCTGTACACGACAAAATTAACGTGTACCTAAAATATAAGGACCACGTGAGACAGACGTATCCAAATTATATTGTCAAGGAACGACATGAATAATACCTAAGTCTAGTGAATGTTTCTTATATTTTATGAAAAATGAAATATTGTACGGTGACGAGTTCTATGTCTAAGAAATCTGTCGAGGTGGATAGCACGAATCATATGTGCGCGGAAAGGCAGTTAATACGAAGGTTATATAGGGAATGTATACGAAAGGGGTACAAGCCACACCAGTTTTCTGATTGGGTTCACCGAAAGTATGGACACCTCATAATATCTAGAAATACAACGTATGGTGCGGGTATATCAATGCCTTGTGTTTTATGTAGAAAGATGATAGAACGATACGATATATGTTGGATGGCATATGATGGAGAGGAATGGGTGCACAGTGTAAAAACTGCGGTGCTACCCCAATCTATTCCTACGAGAAAGCAGAAAGACGTTCTCGGTTTTGGAAAATGCACCTAAGTTGTAAAGTAGTATTATTTTTGTAAGATGAACATATTTTTTCTTTCATTGAATCCTAAGGAAATCGCCAAACTGTCATGCGATCAACACGTCGTTAAGATTCAACTCGAGATATGTCAAATGTTATACACCGCTTGGTTTTTTTCGGGTCAAGAAGAATACGTCAGAGAACACGCCCCCTTGACGAAAGATGGAAGTAAACGTGGATACAAACCCGCACATAAGAAGCACCCCATGACCATGTGGATAGGTTCCAGTATCAAAAATTATATGTATGCTTGTGAAATCGGACTCGCTCTCAGTCATGAATACACAGAGCGGTACGGAAAAATTCACACGTGTGAACACCATTTGCGTTGGTTATACGAAAATTACCCATCTCATTTCGAAGAACGTAAAAGTGAGACTGCTTATTATTCTATAGAGGGTATTCCAGAATGTATGCCCGAGCAATACAAGTCTCCAGATCTTGTATCAGCTTATAAAATGTATTACGTCGCCGACAAAGCCCCCTTTGCGAGATACAAGTGTGAAAGACCTAGTTTTATGTGTTAATTAAATCTTGGAATGTAATAATATCTTCTGTATCTATTAATTTTGAATATTCAAGTTCGTCATCGTCAAAGTAGAGGGGGTTTACTCTCGCTTCATGAAAAACACGCTCCAAAGTGAACCCCATAGTGTCAAACTCTTTTAAGATAGATCTCAAAAGATCATCATCCAGATTTTCTAGACAAAACTTAAACTTACCCGCGGAAAACTCTAGTCTTTCCATGTAATTACCTTTGACGAAAACATTTTCTTTTATAAATTCTTTTAGATACGATTCTTTCATAGATTTGATTCCATAGTCATCTAATAGATATTTAAACCCGGGTGAAACCTTTTTAATAAATAATCGTTTTTTATTCGACAGAGGCATTGTTATATAGTATTAGTTAAAATAATATCTCTAAGATGAATTATGAACATAATTCGAAATATATGTCCACACCAAAAAAGACTTATTCAGTGTAGTGTATGTAATGGGGGTGGTATATGTATACATGGAGATATAAGAAGTATGTGTCGCAAGTGTGTATATTCTGAAAAGTGTAAACATGGATATTCTAAAAAGGCTTGTAGTATATGTTCAAATAAATAATTTCTCCAACTACTATAAGATGGATCGTAAAATTTTGATCCTGAGTATAACCCTGGTGGTGATTATACTTTTTTTAAGTTTTAGGAAAGAGGGATTTTCAACTGCCGAGCTTGAGTCAGCTCGAACCTCCGAGGAAGAAGATATAGGTGAGGTAGAGGTTCCACCCGGTTTAAACATTTCGGATTTTCTACAAAAATTAGAGTTAATGAAAGATGAGAAAAAGAAAAACGAGGAGACATTGGATGCTCTTTATGATGCGAACAGAGATGACAATCAAGATTCTCCAGAACAGGCGTCTGAAGCTATACAGGGCGAAAATGAAACACAATATGCATTTTTGAAAGATTTTGTAGATGGTGCTCAGCAAACAGAACAAGAAATCAGAGATGATGCTAGAACCCAGGTCAACACCCAACTTGAAGATATCGTTACGAAACAGGCTGAAGATTATTTTTCAACAAAAGATACGGGTTTTGATGATGTTCCAAAGAAGAAAGGTATAGTCA